AGCGACTTGACCAACTTTTTATAGTTAAGTTTTCATAAGCATTTCTTAATATAAGTTATTGATTTACAGACGATTAAATATTAATTTAACGCAGTATTGTTATATGACCTTGGTAGATAAATTGCGTTGGGATATGCTGAAGCGAAAGAAATGCTATTTTAAAAACATTTATGGTAATGGCTATGTGATTGTCCCAAAGGAAGAACAGGCTGAATATGGATTCACTCAAACGATGAAGGAAATCAAGGAGTCCTTGCGCAAAGGTGCTTTGATAATTGGAAATGTGAGACCTTTGCCAATGTTTGCCGTATCATCCTATAATGATATTAAAAGCCGTTTCAGCACAATAAAAAGCGTGTTGTCTGCGTTAAAGCTATAGAGCCGCAACCTTTTAAGCGTGTGGCTTCAATTGTTATATAGAACTCAGAGTCTTCTGCATGTGAATGTAGAAGACTTTTTGTTAATTGTGGTTAATATAACAAAAAAGTTATCCTTTTATTTGCATATATAACAAAAAAGTTATATCTTTGCATTGTCTTAAGGACAAAAGAGGTCTTTTACTTATTTATTAATTTCTTCTATATATGATGAAGACTAGTCAATTAGTGAGAAAGCTGACCCAAGCAGGTTGCTATGTGGTTCGGCATGGTGGTAATCACGACATTTGGTTTAGTCCAACAACAAAACTTAAATGTCCAGTGCCACGGCACGGCAGTCGTGAAGTTTCTCGAAAGACTTACGACAGTATTCTTGAAAGATTGCTTGGGCTTTAAGCCCAGCAATTTTTTCGCTTATATAGCAAGACGTTGATATGGGTTTAAGACCTCTTTTTAAAGTTTAGAATCGGGATTATGGCAACAAAGGTAATTATACAAGTAGAAAAGTGTAAAGAAGAAAAGAATTTTTCTTGCTATATGGTGGATAAATTTCCAGACTTCCATCTAGCCGGATTTGGCAACTCTGCAAAACAAGCGATGGATGATATTTTTGTAGCAAAGGAAGAGATTAAAGAGCTTCTTGAAGAAGAGGGAAAACAAATGCCTGAATTGGTGTTTGAGTTCCGGTATGATATAGGTTCTTTCTTCGATTATTTTTCGTATCTGAATATAAATGGTGTCGCAAAGAAAGCTGGCATTAATGCTTCTCTGATGCGTCAGTATGCAATGGGAATCCATGAGCCTAGCAAAAAACGTAAGCAGCAAATTCTTGATTGCTTACATGGAATTTCAAAAGAATTACAGGCTGTCGTGATTTGACGGTCTTTATATATAGAAGAAAAATAAGTAAACAACCGAGCCTTCTGCATGTGAATGTGGAAGGCTTTTTTGTGTCTAGACCTTATTCTTTGCACTTAAATCTTTTGTGAAATCACATCTTTTAATTCATTCGTTATTCCTTTGATTATTAGCTAATTTTGCCAATAAAACATAAAATATGGCAGAATTAGAATTTAACCTCCGAGCGAATTTCTCCCAAATCAAGGAAGCCAAGGAAGAGCTTGAAAGATTGCGTGGTGAGTTGTTGAAGACTTCGAGAGCGACAGATAAATCTGTGGTTCAAGACCTCACGGATAAATATGCGGAACAAAAGCGTAAAGTAACCGAATTAAGCGAAGCAATGGGTCGTTATTCTTTGGTAATGAGCAGCGATTATGCAAAGAAAATGCAATCTTTGACACGGGAAGTATATGCTTTTGAATTGCAAGCCGACACGACCAGGCGAAAGATAGAGAAGCTTTCAGACGAGATAGCGAAAATGGAAAGCAAAATGCGCAGAGGTGGCCTTGATGTAGGAACAAGCGCAATTCTTTCTGATAACATATCATCCGGCTATGCCTCGTTGAAAGATGAAAAGGCTAGATTGGAGAATCTTACGGGATTAAGCAAGCAAGCGAGACAAGAGTTACAGAATATGCAAACGGAATATGCTAAGTATTCGGGTTCTGTATCTCCTGCTAAGGATATGACCAATCAAATGACAAATGCATTTGCCCAAATGATTGCGGAAATGAAGCAAGCCCCTACTGTCGGTGAAGGTATTTCCTCATTATTTGGTCGTTTGAATGGAGACGCAAGACAACTAGCTATGAGTTTGGTTGGAGGTCTGGGGTTTGAACAATTGGCAGAACACATCTTTAATGTTCGTTCACAATTCCAACAGCTTGAAATTTCATTCACTACAATGCTTGGTAGTGAGCAGAGAGCAGGAGCATTGATGAACCAACTTGTTCAAACGGCTGCGAAGACTCCTTTCGACATGAGTTCGATAACAAATGGGGCAAAGCAGTTGTTGGCTTATGGTACGGCTGCAAATGAGGTTAATGATATTCTTGTTCATCTTGGAGATATTTCGGCAGGTCTGAACGTTCCGTTGAACGATTTGGTGTATTTGTATGGTACAACAATGAGCCAAGGCCGCATGTACACGATGGACTTGCGTCAGTTTATGGGCAGAGGCATCCCGATGGCTGAGGAGCTTGGTAAAATCATGGGCAAGACAACCCAAGAGGTTCAGCAAGCGGTTACAGATGGAAAGGTCGGAGCCGATTTGGTGAAAAAAGCTATCATCAACATGACCGAAGAGGGCGGCAAGTTTGGTGGACTGATGGAAAAGCAATCCACAACCTTGCAAGGAAAATGGTCTAACATTGGCGATAGCGTTGACCAGATGTTTAACGAACTCGGCAAGAAGTCGCAAGGAATCTTTGGAACAGGTCTTGACTTAATATCTTCTCTGATAGAGAATTGGGAAACTTTGGTTAAAGTTATTGGTTCAGCGGTTGTTATGGTCGGAACTTACAAAGCTGGCTTGATGGCAGCGGCAAGCATTCAGAAGGTTCAGAATGCTATGACAATGGCATCAATCACAGAGGAACTTGATTCTAAGTTAGGAGAGGCAAGAGACCAAGAAAACAACTTCCGTTCCTTAAATGGTAAAGACACCAAGCAGTATCGGGCAAATAGATACAAGGCTTTAGGTGATGCTATTGCCGATACGTCAAACATCGGTGATGATAAGACCGAGGAAATCGTCTCAAAGCAAATTGAGATGGCGAGAAACGAGGGGCTTATCACCGAGCAGATGGCTCAACAACTCCAAACAAAGCGAGATTTATTGGTTGCCCAGCAAAAGGCTGCTGATAATGAGCGCATGGAGTATGAGAACGCAAAGCGGACAAAAGAAATAGAAGAGGAAGCCGCACGACAGAAGAGAGCCGATGCGGAAATGGCTGCTGAAATTAACGCAAAGGCTGCAAAGAAAGCCGCTATAGACGAGGCTAACAATACTCCTTTGGGTAAGGCTATTCTTAACACCAATGCTATAGAGGAAAAGAAGAAACAGGCAGAGGTAAACATTGAGTTAGCCAAAGAAGAGGCAAGGGAACAACATGGAATTGTTGAGGAAATCGGTGCTCAAATCAAGAAGCAAGAAGAACTTGTAGCCGCAAAAAAGGAGCAGGTAAAGTCTTCATACCAAAACGTGACTGATTTGGGCGGTTATGATGATGGCTTTGGTGATGATTTGAAATTACGAGACCAAGCAGTAAATCAATATGTAGCTGAGCAGCAAAAGTTGAACGACCTCAAACAGAAGAGCTACGAGGCTTCCCAAAAGGCTTATCTCGCAGACCAAAAAGTATTGGGTATGCAAGAAGACCTTAAAGGCGTAACCCAAGAGCTTAATCAAGCTATAGAGGAGGAAAACCGAATATATGGAGAAATTGGCTCTAATGCGGACGAGATAAACAAGCTGGTGAATGAGGGCGTTGCGGCAAAAGAGGGCGATACGGCTGCGGCTAATGCTAATACTACTGCCAAACAAGGGAATACGGCATCTGAAAATGCAAACTCTGCGGCGCGAAACGCTAATATGGGAGCTACCACAAGGCAATCTGCGTCTAATGCGGCAAACACAACCACAGAGAATGTTAATTCTGCGGCTACCGGAGTAAATACGGCTTCTCAAAACGTGAATACAAGTGCGAAGCAACGCAATTCCTTTGTTACAGGAATGATGTCAGTTGGCACAAAGGCAGCAACCTTGGCTCAGTCGGCTTTTTCTTGGGCAACTAATGCTTTGACAACAAGCTTGCGTAGTCTTTGGGCTGCAATGATTGCAAATCCTTTAACTACCATCGTTACTCTGGTGAGCACAGCTATTTCTGTATTCTCTATGTTTGGTGACGAAACGGAAGATGTTGCGACCAAGACTGCAAACATGGGGAATAAAGCATCCGAGGCTAGTGCCAAGGTTCGTTCCTTGTTTGCTATCTTAGGGGCAGGCAAGGATGCGGAAAACCACAAAGAGACCATAGATGCATTGAAAAGCGCATACGAAGAGTATGGCGTAAAGCTCGATGAAACAATTATGAAGTCAGAAAACGAAGCTTCAAAGGTACAAGAGCTGATGAAGCATAAGGAAGATTTGATAGGTGTTATCGAAGAGCAAACTATTGCTATGGAACATCAAAATGCCGTGCAGCAAGCATATGAGGGCTACGATTCTGCGAGAAATGATGCAAAGGCTGATTTTATAAAAGCAACAGATGATATTTTGGATTCCACACAGGCAGGTCTTGCTAGTACATTATTCAAGCAGTCTGATTTAGATTTAATGACTCAATATCAAGAGCAACTATACAAGTTGGATATTGGAACAAAGGAATACCAATCTACGGTTGCTAAGGTAAAAGACTTAAAAGAAAAGATGATGGTTACTTTGAATAACTATTATCATGGTCTTAAACTTTCTGATGAACAGATTCAGAAATTGCAAGGTAGTACTGAACATCTGATGTGGGATTACGAGAAGGCAAATGAAACATTGCGTGATAAAATTGCTACTGAAAACAAAGCAAAAGTTTCTGCTGAGAATGCTAGTAAAGAGGTAAGAAAGCTTTCAGATAGTACAAAGGAGAATGCCGAACGTAACAGGTTGGCGAAAAAGTCATTTAAGGAAATGGCTGTTGAAATGGATGAAATCCGAAAGATTTGCGAGAGAACGTATCATATGAAAATCAAGGTGGATTATGATGATAAATCATTGCCAGCTTGGATTAAGAATATGTCTCAGAGCCAAAGAGCAGGAAGTGCAAGAGCAAGATTGGCATGGTTGAAAACCCATAAGCCAGGAGATACAACAAAAAAGTTTGGTGGAACAAATAAGGATTATTGGACTATTTATAATGAAAACCGAGGGCTTCAATACAAGGGGGAAAAGGTAGAGAGTACACCAACCGAGACTGAGGCTCAGAGAAAGAAACGTCTCGCTGCTGAAGCTAAGAAAAAACGTGAAGCGGAACGTGCGGCAACTAAGGCAGAGCGTGAAGCAAATCAAAAGGAAACGATGGCTGGTAATAAGCGCAAGGCTGAGGAGGACTATTCCAAGTCTATTTCTTCCTATTCGGAGAAAGCTATCCAAGACATGACCAAGAACCGCATCAATGCGATGAATGAGGGTTATAGCAAGGAATTGGCTCAGATTACCGAGAATGCCGACAAGGAGAGAAAGGCGGTAGAAGAAGGTATAGACAAATTGGTTGAGGCTAGAAAAAAACGTGACCAAGCTGTTTGGGTTAATTCCGGCAAGGGTCGTAAGGCTAATATGTGGAAACAGAGCAAAACCGATGAAGAGTATAAGAATGAGGTTTTGAATGAAACCATGAAGGATAGCAAGGGTAATCCGGTTAAGGTCAATGGCATGAATATGACCATAGGCATGAGTGTTGCTAATCAGATGAATGCAATTCGGGATAAGGCGGTAAAGCAGAATGAGGATGTACTTGCTAAAGAAGCGCAAAGCATGTACGATTATCTGAAGACTTATGGCACATTCCAGGAGCAGAAGTTAGCTATTGCTGCCGATTATGCTAAGAGGATTAGCGAGGTTGAAAACTCTACGGATTCGGACTCAAGCAAGCAATGGAAGATAAAGTCTTTGAAAGAAGAGCAGAAGAAAGAGACGGATTCGGTTGAGGCTAGTGCTATTATGCAGAAGATAGACTGGTATCAAGTCTTCGGAAATGTTGGTGGCATTATGAAGGATGCGCTTGTTCCTTTATTGGCAGATCTGGATAAGTTCGTAGGTACGGATAAGTTCCAAAATTTGGGTGCAGACCAGCAGAAGAGTATCGTTGATGCTATGCAGAATATCCGTAATTCGATTGGCAATACAAGTGATTTAGGTTGGAAAGACCTTGCAAGGGATGTTGTAGCTTATCAGGATGCTCTGAAGAATGCGAAAATTGCTCAAGATGAATATACGGAAACGGAAACCAAGCTTATACCTCGCATTAAGGATTTACAAAATCAGATAGCGAATGCGAAAATGTCGGGCAATGTAGCAGAGCAAACAAGGCTACAAGAAGAATTGAATAAAGTTCAAGGTCAGTTAGCGGAGTCCGGAAAGAAGATTGTTACGGCTAACACAAAAGTTCGTACTAGTGGTCAGAAGTTGGCTCAAACGACACAGAATGTGACACAACCGATTTCTGCTATTCATGAGTTCCTTTCTACTTCTGGACTATCTGATTTAGCATCTCTTTGGGATAGCTTTGATCAGCTTAAAGGTGGAATTGATGGATTGAAAGCCTTGGACGAGGCTAAGAATGCGGCTGATGGTTTGAAGGATATGGGTAAGGAAGCCGCAGACGCAGCCGCAGCCGCTGGCAAGAAAGCTGGCGATGCGCTAAGTGAAGGATTGTCAAAAGCCGGACTTATAGGCCAAATTGTTGCTGCCATTTTGAAGATACTTGATGTTTTGAAGGATGGTATCGGAACATTGATTAGTAGCTTGATTGATACAGTTCTGAATGCGGTCAATGGTATATTGAAGAATATCCTAAGTGGTGATTTTATCACACAGATAGGAGGGTCTTTGATAAGCGGTATTGGCAATATTCTCAATACAATATCGTTTGGTGGCTTCAATAGTTTGTTTGGAGTTAGTGGAAACGCAAAAGAAGTAAACCGGACTATAGACAAACTGACGGATAGAAATGAAATCTTGACGGATGCTATAGACAAGTTACGAGACTCCATAGACAAGAATAGTGGTATTAAAGCCGTAGAGGATGCTAAAAAAGCCGAAAACCTCCAAAAGGAGAAAGAACAAAATTTAAAGAGTATCATGGAGGCGCAAATGGGTTATCATGGCTCTCATCACAGTTTTAACGCTTATTTCCGAGGATTTTCGCAAGAGCAAATCAAAAAGGTGTCCGATGCAATAGGCAGACAATGGAATGGTAATCTTAACGACTTGCAATCTGCTGATGAAGCAGCTGCTATTTTGCAGAATCCAGATATGGTTGAGGCTATCAAGAATACAGGTAAGGGTGGCTATGGAGGTAGAGTTCTTGAAAAGTTGAAAGACTATGCGGCTGAGGCTGGAACATTAGAGGAAATTGCTGATGACCTTGCAGAAAGCTTGACGCAAATATCTTTTGATAGTTTGAAGAGCGAGTTTATAGATACTTTGATGGATATGAATTCCTCTGCTCAAGACTTCTCTGATAATTTCTCCAAGATGCTTATGCAAGCCGTTCTGAAAGCTAAGGTGGATGATTTGTTGGGAAATGATATGCAAGCATTCTATGACGAATGGGCGGAACGAGCTGAGGCAAATGGTGGTAAATTGTCAAAGACTGATATAACTGCCTTGAAGGGAAAGTATGATGAAATGGTTCAAGAAGGACTGAAGATTAGAGATGAAGTAGCCGAAATAACGGGTTACAAGCAATCTTACGAGCAGTCCGCTTCTTCCGGTTCATTTGAGTCTATGAGCCAAGACACAGGCGATGAGTTGAATGGTCGTTTCACAGCGGTACAAATTGCCACAGAGGGAACGTATGAGGAAACAAAGCTCATAAATACCAAGTTGGATGCTATTGCGGCTCGTGATGGTGGCGCAGAGGGTAGCTTACTAACAGCTAGCGTGAATACTATTATGGGTAATGTAGGTAACATTTGGTTAGCTGTTGATGAGGGTAGAACTATCCTTGCACAAAGCTTAATGTACTTGCAGTCGATTGATGAGCGACAAGAGCGATGGCATAAGCCTATGTTGCAAGCATTCAATGATATACACGAATTGAAAGATAAGATGAGTAGATTGTAAACTTAATTTGTGCCATGTTAAAGTAAGAGGGGAATGCGTGATGCACTCTCCTCTTTTTTTATGGAGAAAGTTTTTGTTTTTCACAATATAGATAAGTGTTGTTAAACTGAGTGCTAATTTTTGGTAGAGTGGAATATAATAGTTATCTTTGTAGTCGATTTCAAAACTTATAAGGACATGAAGATATTAGAACCGAGATATGAAATCCTATCCCAAGGTGAGGGCATGGATGGAGTTTATAAACAGATAGAGTTGTGCGGTCGCACATGTTATGCGTCAAGTATGAAGATAGATAAAGACAGCGCAAAGCCTTTCGTTGAGCGTATGGTAAGCAGCAATCATCTTGCCATGTGTGAACATGGAACGATTTACCTCCATGTAGCCTATGAAGAAGGTTTTTTTGTACCGGAGTCTTTATTGGTCAAGCACTATCGTGAGAACAAATATTCAAAGGTGATGCAGATTGGCAGCGACTACTATATCACAACTAACTACAGAGTGATAGTTGAAAATAACTGGTTTGAGGATTTGGACTATATTTGCGAGCCTACGGAATGGCACGAGAAGCGAATAACAGTCCGATTTACTACACAGATTGCAGTAAGTAGAGAGGCTAACAGACATCGTGTAGATTCCGTGGCGGAACAAAGCACTAGATATTGCAACTATAGTAAGGATAAGTTCGGAGGCGAGATTGCTATCAACAAGCCAAAGTGGGTTAGCAAAGATGATGCGGTTAATCCATTGTCTTTTGATGGTGGAACATTTGTTGACCTATCAAAGAATATCGGTAGTTATGAACATTGGAGTTCGGTAGAAAAATGGTGGTTTGCCAATAGAGTATGCGAAATGATGTATTTGTCTTTGGTCAAGGATGATGGTCTTAAGCCACAGGATGCGAGAACGATACTTCCTCTTGATACCAACACGGAGTTGATTCATACCGCATTTGTGAGCGATTGGAAGCATTTCTTCGAGTTGAGAAGTCTTGGTACGACCGGAAAGCCTCATCCAGATATTGAGGTCTTAGCAACACCATTGATGAACGAGTTCAAGGAACGAGGTTTGATTTAATCGTTTATGAAGAAGAAAGCCAAGCAAATAGCCAAGGTGATGAGCAATGACTCTTTGGAGGTTGTTGCTCAGATGATTGCTGATGAGGCAAAAGGTGTGCGCTACGAGGTGTATGCCGATGGTTCTAGTAAGAAAGAAAAGTGTGGTTGTGGCTGGCTTGTGCTTCATAAGGGAGCGATTATCAATAGTAGGAAATATACATTTATCACAGCCAAAGTGAACGATTCGGTGAGAGCCGAAATAAGGGCAGTCATTCAAGCATTGGGTGATTGCCCTCCTTTGTGTTCTGTTGATGTATATGTGGATTGCCAAGTGGCTATAGAGAGAATACAGGCTTGCAAGTTAGGAGACTTACAGCCTATATATAATAAGGTAGCGAAAGGCAAGGTGATAAGATACCATTGGGTTAAGGCTCATAGAGGTAATATGTATAACGAAATGGTGGATTCTTTGGCTTTTTCTGCTACAGAAAGTTAATTTTTCGCATAAGCGTATAATAAGCGTTAAAAGATAAAAGAAATACATTAAATTATTTGCATGTTTCAATAATTCTTTGTATCTTTGCAATGTAATTAAGAAACAAGGTTACTAATTTTAAAAGGTGAGACACACCGTAAAAACTGTGATTCGTTATGAATACTAGATTGAGTAAGAAAGAGACAATGGTTTATGGCAACATCGGAGTGATGGCTGACGTAATCGGAGGTAATAAGTACTTCACTTTTGCAGATTTGTATGATTTCGATTTGGATAATACCAAGGATGAGTTGAAAGAAATATTAAACTCTTTGACCGAGAAAGGTTACTTAAAGAGTTTTAATGATTTCGATCACTAGTGTCCCGTTAAAACGAGACGATTATTAAATAAGTTATTAATACTCAAAAGTTTACGGACTTTTTATAGTGTATTCGATTTGATTTTGTATC